GGACTGGCAGCCGAATAACCACGCTTCCTTCCAAATCTTAAAGACGTCATCTCTATAGCGGAATCGAAATCTCCACCATTCCTATGAAATTCATCTCTAGCCATAGACTTAAAATCAGCGTGATCAAATACGTTCACCCTGCTTTCATCTGGCGTTTTCCAAAGCCATCCTGACATGGCACCAGTCGCTTCTGCAATCTTTTTATCCCACTTAAAGTCTTTAGACGTTTCATCAAAGGCTTTGCTTAAAGCAGACCTCTGCTCTTTAGATTGAGTTTTAGATAGTCTTAAATCATTTAACGCAGTTTTTACAGCATCTTCATCTGCAAATCCTTCCTGAGTTATCATATTAGCCACCCTTAATCCAGTTCTTAAGGTCTCATCATTATTAATGCCTTTTAAAGCCCATGGAGTTGCATTGTTTATATTACTTAATAGTTTTGCGCTTTGAACAACAGATTGTGGGTTTTGTGACTGGATGCCAGAATCAATAGTTTCCTTAACAGCATCTGGCATAACTCGTGTATTTGCTATGAATGTAACTATATCATTTGGTGAATTGATATATCCACCTTCAGCTTTTTGCAAATAAACACTATTTACAGCATCCTGATAACTTTTGTCATTTTGCCTTGGCGTAGATTTTTCGTCTAATACATCTTGTACATAATCTTCATTCATTTTTAACTGCATTTCACGAGCTCCTGCTTGTATACTTTTTGTAAAATAATTTATTGTTTGTTCGTATTGCGCTCTCGTCATCATTTGGGATGGCCTAACAGCTTGTTCTTCACCTTCATAATTCAAAATTCCAACATTTAACTCATTGTTCATGAATTGCTCAGCAAATTTCTGTTTTTCATCTAAACCTTCGAGCTTATCAAATCTTTGACGCACAGCTTGATTAACAAAGCTAGATGTAGCTTTATGAAACATATTTTGTTTTTCTACTGCACTAAAAATAGGAGTTCCATTCTCATCCGTTGCCCCGGCAGCCTCAAAAGCATCACGCCAATCCATCATTGCAGATGCAGTTGCGTTATATGAAATCCCTTCATCTTCTGAAAAAATATCGGCACCTTTCCAAGCGGCTTGTTTTATAGAATCATCAAAGCACTGTATCGCTGTCGCTTTTACAGAATCTCTCTGCTGAGCAATAGCATTTTGCTTAGCTTTACTTAAATATCCTGTTATCTTAGCATTATACCAGCCATTAAATTCAGATCTTTCTTGAGGCAACAACTCATCAATAATCCCATCATGAATTTGGGTATACATTTTTTGCAAATTGTCAGGATCAGTTGAATATTTTTGAAAGACCTCATCTATTTGCTGATTGGCTAAATTCTTTGTATTAAAGTAAATTGTTTGACGACCTAAGTTTGCATAGTCATTTGCAAGCTTTTGGGAGCTTTCTTGCATCTTAGCAGCAATGGTTTTACTTAAATCTTGTGACGCATTAGATAACCCTTGCCAGTCAACTTTTTTCTCATATCTAGGAAATTTTTGCCCACCACTATCTGCCATTTCTATTTACCTGCTTTTTTTGATTCATATAAGTTTTTAACGTGCTGAGTGATTTCATGCTAGGATCTATCGCTCCTAAAAATCCTTGACTCCTAATATAAGGGGCTTGTATCTCAGCTAACCTGGCTTGTGTGCGACTCTGATTGGCTTGTGTTTCGCCCATAGTAAAAACATCTTTAATATCAGAATTTAAATCTATCAATGATTGCTCAAGACCTCTTAGGGAGCTGCCTTCAGAGCTATCAAATCCCCTACTGCCCATAATAGCTAAAGATGTTCCCAAAACTTTTCTGGCTTGATTTCTTAAGTTACTGGCAATATTTTCAGCCTTAACTTTCTCTTGTCGGGCCTGAACTTCATGAAATCCCTTTTGTGTTTCAGCCATCTGCGACTGATAATGAGCTCCAATTAAAGAGCCTGCAACTTGAGTTAAACTTCCAATGACTGCTATAGCAACATCTCCACCACTTATACTGGCTCCTTGTTTCTGTCCTGTTGTAGTTTTCATTGACTGCAATTGAGCATTGCTTGGAAGAGTAGAACGAGTTTGCGATGCAAATGACCCAAAACTAGAAGCAGCACCCCCAGCTTGGTTTGCATACATTGATTGATAGCCTATTGACTGATAACCTAACATTTTTTATTATCTCCCAAAACTCACTTTCATATTTAAATTTAATAATTCGAAAGGAACAGAATCATATTGCTCTATCCGCACTTGACCTTTTTCATCCCATCCAGAAATTGCAAATAAATGCTTTCTTCCAGTAAAAGCATCTGTTTCATATTGCTCATCCAAAACTGTCCTGGAGTTAACAACCACCTGTTGTGTATTATATAAATTCAATACCAATTCACTTATACTCTTTTTTTGACCCATGCTAGAGCCTTGTTGTGGAATCTCTACAGGGTTTGTAATTAAATCTGTCCAGAAAGAAAATCCAACTTCAACTTCTGTAACAGGAATAGGTGTAGAAAATTGACCACTAAGAGGCATCACAAATGGATCAAAAATTTCCCAAGACGGATTATCTTGCGTAGGATCAATGCCTTTCAGTATACAAATTTGACCAGCCAAATGTGCAGGAACATCCCATGATGTTTTTGCAGTATCAGAAGTCAAATGTACAGCAGCATCACTACAAAAACTGGCATCAAATTTCTCTAAAAATAGCTTTGTAGTTCCAGACAAATCTCTTTGCACAGCAACATAAACTTGGTCACCTACCGCTTGAATATACTGAAACTTCCCTTGAGTCTCCTGCCTTAGAAAGCAAAATACATTTTGATCAACGACAATACATCCCATAACTAAACTGCCATCATTGTTTATTGCATAAATATACGAACCATCCGTTTCTGTGGATGGCTTCTGCCTTGCCAAACCGACACAATTTTTTATTAAATGCGATGACATAAAAGTTATTGAAGCCGCATGATAAGCGAATATATCTCTACTAAAAATAAATTGTCTAATCGAACCACCATCTCGTGGTACAAACAAAGTTCCCCCATCCGGCAAATCAACAGGCTTGGGATAAGCATTAACACCATCTGTTGATTGATGAAGTGCATTTTCAGCCGAATTTGGCGTCAAAATAACATCTCCAGATAATGTAAACTGCCCTTCTGATGTAAAAAATTCTAATGAATTGTGAGAGTTTGTTGAATATATTGTTGCGACTCTTTCGGATGGCAAACTAGCCATAATAGCATCGTCATCTTCAGACTGCCCTAAATCAAAATTAAAGTAATCATTAACTACTGAAAATATGTAATATTCTGGAGCACTTCTAAACCCTGCCAAAACCAATCTACCTGCATGAAACGTAGAGGTTCTAGGGTATCCTCTAGCGCTTCCAAAAATAGGTTCACGACCAGAGGTTATATACCAATCCCCACTTGCAATGGCATTTTTATTATAAAAGGGAGCAATGACTATTGCAGTGACTTCCGTTCCTGAATTCTTTTTAACAATTCTAGCCCTTCCACCATTTCCGATAATATATTGGCCGACTATGACACCGCCTAAAACACTAGAACTAGCCGTTAATGTTATAGTGCCTTCCACAGCAGAAGGCGTTATAGTACCTCCAGGATATGTATCATTTTCGCTAAATTCGTGAAGAGGGACGTTTTCAAAAGTTATATTACTCAATGTCCAATCTGAATCTGTTGCACCTCTCACTAACTTTTTAGGTTGGACATCTTTTTCAGTGATAATCATTGTATCACCGAATTGACAAGTGTCTAGTTGTAATAATCTTTCACCCGAATATCCTGTCGATGTTATCTCTTTTACTTCTATATCATCATGAAAAATTTTTATTACATTATCTAAAAACACAACTAGATAAACCTGTGTTGCAGAAAAAGCAAATTCATGCATTGAAACATGACCTTCATCATAGCCTGAAACCGTTATATCTTTTAAAAATTTTAATCCTGCTCTTTTTTTAAGAGCCCCATGAGGCCTGCCAACTAAATTTCTAGATTCATTTACTGTGCTGTAATAAAACTCTAAATCTCCACGTCCTGAAGCTTCTGGGTTTAACGCTCCATGGGTGAATCTAAACTGGGGTAGGGCAATATTTCTCATCAGTAAAATCTAGATCTTGTAAATATATCTAATTTAAATGCGTCTGTTGGTTGCTGACCAGTGTCTTGATTTGTGGCTTCAGCAAATAACCCTCCCATCATAGAACTAGTTTCACCATAAGCCTCGACTCTATATAATTGAGACAATTGAGTATCTCTGGTGATGGGCATAGCTAATTCATATGCTAATGCCGACACTGCAAACTCTACAAACCATGCAGGCCACAATGCATAATCTGCATCATATAAATATTCAGCCCAAATATTTTCATAATCCACATGAATAGCATCAAACACTTTATAGTCCGTCAAAATAGGCAAATTATTGCCTGACTGATCCGCACTGTCATCATATGCAACATATAAAGCGCGAAGCTTTAACATATCATCTGGAATATCAAACTTATATTTATAACCAAATTCTGGATCTGTTCCTGATTGAACAAGTGCATCCTGCTTACTGGCAAATCTCCAATCACTTTTGGTTAAAATAGATTTGCGCCATTGATCAAATACATCTTCTAAGATAGCGCTTTCCTGACTATTATCATCAAAACCACTGATTTGCTGAGCGCCCAGTTTCCTGAGCGCTCTGTTAGCCAGTTCAACTTTATCAGTTATAACCGACATTTTTAATCAATCTTTATGTATGCAGAAACGTATGCTTCAACAGTGTTTCCGCCTGTGTCAGGTGCGCTAAGCTCTAGCGTGTCTCCAGCATCCAGTATGTTGTCAGCAGTTGGACTAGCACTAATAACGGTACCTGCAGCAGTTCCATTCGGGACTGTTATAGTTCCATTAGCTACGTTAGTTCCATCAATTTTTGCTACAATAGTCTTTTCAGCACCAGGATCACCATCAATAGTAGCTTGAAGCTTTAATAATTTACCATTTATAGGTGCATTAATGTAAGCTGTTTGAGCTGCCGTATCATCTATTGTAATATTTTCTTGTTGAATATAAACACTATCTATTACTACAGGCTTTCCAACCACAATACAATAAGCACCTGAAGTGCCAGCACATGTACCATCTGATCCAAATATATAACTTGTAGATGGATGCATTGTGGAAACCGAAAGGCTTGAACTTGATCCAGGTTCACTGGCAGTATGTGGAACTGTCATTGTTCCTATCGTTTCTCCATTAATTGTTAATGCAATATTAGCATCACTTGTATCTATCGTTCCATCGAGATAAACTGTAGCTTTATCAGCTAAAACTTTTTCATTGAAAACAGATGTATCTTGCTCAACTTCTGTTATATCTTCAATATATGCTGTAGCTATCATTTCACCAGGTGCAACAGGATATGCCACAATAAAATCTTCATCATCTATTGCGATCATATATCTATGCTCACCCTTAAGCTCGCCATCTGCATCAACGTGTTGAACCCAGATTTCGTCACCTTTAAACAGTTTGTGCTGCAATTTGCCAAAATAATTAACACCAGAAACTGTTGTTTCATCATCTTCTGTTCTATAAGCCAGATAACCTTGAACAGCTTCAGGTTTATCTTGACCACGAATAACGGTTAGATTTGTTATATCTAATGCCATAATTTATTTTCTCCTTTTATTAAACTTGTTGTATTTTAACTTCTACAATGCCTTCTGGCTCTATTACAATAGATCCAATTGATAAACCACCATAGTATAACCATCCTTGATACTCAACTGACCATTGTTTTCTAACATCACCTTGCCCAGAAAGAGCTCCTTCAGCTACGCCAATGGCATTTTTGTCAAAGAAATATAAGCTTGCAACATTATCACCATCAACCGGAAGTCCACCTTCTTTGCGACCTCCTACAGTTAACAATTCCATGCCTGCTAATTTTTCAATTTTTCCATCATTCATAGCTTTATGGTCAACATATAGTGAGCTCGTAGCTTTTTCTGAATTTCTCAATCCTTCTTTTGCTTGAGGTGTGACTAGCCCGCAAACGTCTTGCATCGGAACGTTATGCTCTTCAAGCATTGATATAATCCTGTTGATTTTATCAATTGTTAACCCTGTATTTCCACTTGTTGAACCATAGTCGGCTGCTATTGTGTATGTTGCGCCAGCCTGCAATGCATCAATAATTGTTTGGTCGTATTGCCTTCCAATTGCCGAACCCATTGCTTTAGCTATTTGCATGCCATCATCAAAATTAACTTTATACAAATCAAATGGGCTTTGTCGCTTAGCAACTTCATAATCATTGATCATTGCCGTTACGACTTCCATGCTTAAGTTTCCGCCTGTTACTGGCGAATTGTAAACGGCAGGTGACATTTGTGTTTCACCTCTTCGACGAAACTGAACAGACTTGCCATTAATTCCTGTTTTTGTATATACCTTGCCTCTGGTAACCGACGTGCCTTGATAGGCTAATTGTACATTCTCATCAAATGCTACTTCGAATGATTTTTCTAGTTGTGGATCTCCACTTGCCATAATTTCCTCCTTTTAAATTTTATTAACTACTTGATTTACAACGAATTGTGCGACAGGTAGCCATAATGCTTTAAAGGAGGACCAAAAAATCTGGAGAGCCCCTCGCCTTATGGGCTGCATAAAACCGCTTTAGTAAAACAATTATGTATGAATAAATAATTGTTGTCAAGCTTTATAGGCCTTATAAGGAGACTTTTAAATAACGATAAAGAGTTGGCTTTGAGATTCCATACATATTGCAAATATCTTTTATTGGCAACTCACTTTTTTCATGCAAGTGTTTAATTGCTAATATAATATTTGTATCTATCTTTTTAGGTCTACCACCTACTTTCCCTCTTGTTCTAGCAGCGGTTAAACCAGCTTTTGTGCGTTCTTTTATAATATTGCGCTCAAACTCAGCTAAAGCCCCAAATACATGAAATATCAATTTGCCGCCAGGAGTCGTGGTGTCGATTGACTCTGATAAACTTTTTAAACCAACACCACGATACTCTAAATCATTTGCTATAGAAATTAATTGTTTTAATGAACGCCCAAGCCTGTCTAGGCGCCAAACAATAAAAATATCACCTTCTCTCAAAGCATTATTTAAATTAGTCAAGCCTGGTCGAACATCTTTGGCACCAGAAATATTGTCATAAAATATTCTAATACATCCTGCTTTTTCTAATGCATCCATTTGCAGATCCATATTTTGATCAAATTTTGATACACGTGCATATCCAATCTTCATAGCATTAAACAATCTCTAATATAATGTTTCAAAACTCAACTAAAAAATCACATTTTAATATTTTGTTTTTGACATGGGTTTTGATACTAAAAATAGCACAAAATCGTACAATATTTATAGGGCTAAGAACAAGTCTCAAAAACGAACGTTTTCGTTACCAAAATTTTAGCTTGCAATTACCAATAAATGTGTGTGAGAATTAAAAACGATGAGGCATAAAAGTAATATTCGTAATGAGTTAATGGACTCTGTAAAAATATTTGTAGAGCTGGCAAAATCTCAAGGTTCGCGAAATGCAAATTGGTACTATAAAGCAATCCTTGATCTTGTAAAAGAAAAAGCCGGCATCCCTAAAGGCATAAAAGTAAAGGATGCCGACCTAATGATATACCCCAACTTCCAACGGGTATGTTACGCTATGAAGAATGCCATAATGCAATTAAATAATACAAAGATGTACTACAAAACAATCTATAAAAAGATTAAGGATTTGCATGTGGATTCATCCAAATATTCTGAAGCTTCACGAAACATAAGTTACGTTTATGTTTTGGGAGATCGCGAAAAAGGGCCTCAACAACTTCTGGCGTTGCCTGTTTCGCGCCAGTATCACGAGAAAGCTCTGCATGCTCGGTAATTGTATTCTCAATAATCTCCCATTCCGATCGAGACATGCAGACCTCCTCGCTGCCGCGCAAAAATTTATCTATCCACTTCTGCACCAGTTTTGTAATATTCGTTCCGTTTTGAACAGCCTTTTTAACTGCCTCCTCCTTCATTGAGCGAGGTAGTTGAATCGATAATACTACTTTATCATGTGGTGACTTCTCTTTTTCACTCGCCATAAAAACTCCTTAAGTTTTGCACAGCCTTTTTTTGACGATCAATATCACCAGATTGTATCGCATTTCTATATTCTTCTTTAATCTGATCTTCTGAAGTATCGCTCATATGTGTATCTCCTGTTCTTTTTGGAATGGACTTTTCTTGGGCCTGTTGAATTAGCTTGTAAACTGCACGAGTAGTTTTTGCATCATACATTGTAGCCTTGAAATCTTCGAATTCTTCATCACTGCTCAATGTGTTACCATAGCTCTTAACAGCATCTGCTATCTTTTCGTAGTCATCTCCTAATTCTTCTTTTTGAGCTTTTTGAAATTTTTCTAAATCTTCGTCAGATGGAGTAGTTGCTAATTTTACATAATCTGTAAATCTTTCAGATAGTTTACCAAACAACTCATCTGCTTTATGTTTGGGTAACTCAATTTCATGAGCAAACTTTGCAAAGTCTTCTTTTATTTCAGGAATAGTATCTTCAGATGCAGTTTTAAATTCATACCCAGAAGGGTCCTTTGGAACATCATTTAATGATAGCTTTTTGCGCATATCATCAGTGCGTTTTGCGTCATGAAGAGTCTGGTCTAGTTTTTCCTTATTTATTTTTCCAGATTCAGAATCCCAGAGCTCTTCTGGAATTTCATCAGGACGTTGCGCTACACTCGATTGCTCACTGCCTTTTTCTTCAACAGCCCCACTATTATTGGCTTGCTGGAGGCTTTCATTAGATACATTATTATCCTGTGTGCTCTCTTCAACAACTTCTTCTTCTGCCATATATACCCTTTTTTTTAGACTAAAAAATAAGAATATACATGATCTACATGCTTTTCAAGCTTATAAACCGTAAAAGTAACCATATTTCTCAATATTCGGACACATTTTGTTTTTCCCTTTTCTATAAAGCAAATGTGGTTGTTCTCCATGTACAAAAAACAAAGATAGATCAGTTGATGGCAATGCTAAGCTAATTGTTAAATCATCATTGATGACAACATCTCCATGCTTTTCAATTAAATGTTGTAACTGTTCCTCAACGTCATCATACATTTTTTTTGAAATCTAAATACATCGCGGCGAATAATAAAATCAGCAGTATAATAGAGGTATCATCCATATAGATATTAGTTATTAATTTGTTAATTTATATAATAAACTTGCAAAATATCTATCAATTACATCAATTATAGTTGATAGTACCATGAAAGCTATTGAAAACAATCGCAATGGAACTACAATACAAACTAGCACTGCTGATGCGAATTTATTTATACCTTTTTTTATTTTATTCATCATTTTCTTCATGTAATATTATATCAGCATTCTTTATCTGACTTTTTATATAATTTATAACAAATCTCTGGCCTTCGGCAAATGCTACGTCCTGAAAAGATTGTCCAGAGCCTGCAATGAAAATCTGCTCATAATCAAAATAATTTATTAAATCATCTAAAACAAACTCACCTTCTTCTGTTGAAAAGCAAGTTTTATACTTTTTGCCATTAAACAATTGTTTTTGCAGCTGTTCTTTGTGCAATTGCTTATTCAGCCTATCGGCATCTTCATTATATATATCATCATTCATAACGGTAATTGTATTTCTTTTTTGATGTCAGAATTAGTATAATCATTAAAATATATAAATTTCTTTTTCAATGTTTCGTTATTTTTTAAATCCTCAAAAAAGTCATCTGGGATTTCGGTATAATTTCTAACATTGGAAAATACTTTTTTAGTTTTCTTATGTAAAGAATCAACGGCCTCTTCCCAAACAAGTGTAGGAGTGCTTAAAACATGCTTAAAAAGCTTGGATCCAATCTCTGTCTTATGCAAAGGATCTTCATATGTGTAAGTGATGTTTAATGTATAAAAAGTTCTTTGTTTGCCATTATCATCGACGAAGGTTCCTCCTTCAGCTAAAAACAAATCTTTTTGTAAATCTTTAAATAAGTACTTTTCTTTCATAATTAACTAACCATATTTTCTGGCATTTCAGGAGCTTGTTGAGGCGCCTGTTGCATGTCTTGAAGCCTACGTTCAACTTCTTCTTGTGGCCTATTAAACTTAGTTCGTCCACCAAGCATAGAATTAAAATAATATGGCAATTCTTCAACCTTAAATCCAGCATTTACTAGTTCTGGTGCTATTTGCCCTGTCAACTGCATCGCTTGCGTTAATGACTCAATGTCCTGACCATTCTGAATCCTTGCAATTGGACTCAATACATCAAGCTTTAAGTTTGTATAATCTATCTTTGTAAACCATTCTGGAAGGGCTATTCTGCCTGTCTGAGATAAAACATCTATTATTCTCTGCATTAATGGCACTATCAAATCATTACAAATTCTACCATACAGAGCAGAATTATTCATCTGCCACTGCCTTTGTCTCGCCAAAACCTCTGTGGCTGTCATTCTGTCAGTTCGTTCTGTAGGAAATAAATCAAAAATCATGAATGCACTGCGAATTTGTTGCTGCAACTCACGAATCTGTAATTCTTGCCATTGGAAATTGCCAGAAGTTGGTAGGGGCTCAATAGTTGGGGCTGTTGATGATCCTTTGTTTTGTTTAACAGGAATTATAGCTCCTGGAAAGATTCGCACATTGTTTACATTTGGAACATCATTTCTCTGTAACGTATAAGCACCATAAGCATTTAACTGTGCTGACTTTAAAGTTAGCTCCTTGGCTTTATTAAGAGTTTTTACATCGGCCAAAGCATGAGTTGCAGGACCACGACCATAAGTTTCGCCAGGAACAAGAGAGAAATGTGAAACCACGAATGGATTGTTATTGTAAAGTCTCTCTAAGCACAATTGATTTTTAAATATAATTGAATAACTCCATTTATTTTTCTTCTCATTAAAAACTGTAGCTTCAATAACTTCAATCTTTTCATCCTTGTCTATATGGCCGCAGTTCGGCGGATCTTGCCAATCTTCAAATTCTAAATAACGATCTCTCCAAAACAGTTTATGCTTGCGACAAATAGCTGTAGGACGATCATATGGACCGTTCTCAATTGCAATTTCATAAGTTGGAATAGGTGTAAATTCAATTGGACTGCCCCTGGAAAGACCTGATGTTGGATCCGATGGCATTATCAACATAGTTCCTGTGCCTATCAAAAAGTCATACGTCCATGGACCTAAGCTCTCAAATAAATTTGAACCATTGATATAGTTAAAAACCTGAGAAGTTATATGTTCTAAATCTTTATTGATCTCTTCATTAGCTTTTTCTACATCCTTTTCAGAAGGCGACACATTGCCTTGTAAGTAAAGAATATATGGTGCTAACTCTGGTCCTGCAGACAACTCCGCCCAACGCGTATAAGGCGGAATAACCATGCTCATAAACATATTTACAGCCTGATGCATTGCCTGTTCAGCAGTAGAATCATAAACATATGGTTGTTTATTTGAACCTGGTTCATAATCAAATCCTGCTCTACCAGGCGCCATGTATCTAGCAGCCTCTTCCCACCTGCCTTTAAATTCATCTCTATTAGATACTGCTTTATTATATCGCTCTAATAAACTGTTAGCCTTTTTTTCTGACATATGTTCTCCTAACTAAAGGACGTTCTTCCAAATTGTCCTATGTTCTCATTATAAATATTCCACGTCTTTTCAGGTGCTTCTAGCGAGCCTTTAAACCTCATTTTCTTTTCTGAACGAGCTGCTCTAGCCTCTGCCTGCTTAACCTGTTTTCTAGACTTAGCTGATCCTCCAGAAAAGACCCTTTGCGCAATTAAACCAACTGTCTTTGGTGAGATTGTAAGGTTTTCAACAAGACGCTGATGTGTAACGCTGCTCCCTGGAACTACCCGAGTTCCTTCTCTGGAGAAAGTCATCGACGGAAACCCTGGAACTACCCGAGTTCCTTCTCTGGAGAAAGTCATCGACGGAAAATGTGATAAAAATTCATATTCATATTTTGTGTAATCTTCTCCACTTCTTCGTGGTCGAAAAGGGATTGTTGTGTATAGAGCATTTGGGGGGCCAAGGCGCCTCTGCACTGTCCAAGGCTCTATTGGCTCATCAATATTTTCAAAAACATGCTCCCAAAAAGGCACCGCATTCCTTTCACTCGAATGCATATTGCGTTTTGTTGTTAAAACAGCAACAGAATGTCTCTCGTGATCAGCAATAGCTGGAATATTGCCTGTACTATGCACTCCGTGGCCGTCATATTCTCCAGCAGCCACTGGCATCTTACTTTCTAAAGCTCTTTTAAGATCAGCTTCATAAGATCTAGCACCCATAACTAAAATCAACCTATCGTTTTTAATCCCTCATTTGAATGACGAGGATCTTCCTGCCCAACAGAGCTACCGCTGAACAAACTTTTTTTACCTTTTCGAGCAAACATCCTAGTCTGCTTTTCGCGCACTTTTTCTAAAGACTCCTGTCTTTTTTCTTCAGCAGCCTTCTCTTGTTTAGAAACCTGTTCCTTTTGCCAGTTGAGCGCATCTTGTTGAGCATGTGCCTGTTTTCGCGCTGCATCAGCAGAAACCACTGCATTTACAGCAGAACCTGCCAACATTGCACCGCCAATTATCAAAGCTTCTGCTCCTGCTACACAAACTCCATCAATATGGCCACCTGCATACGTCAAGGCCTCCCAACCCTTTTGTATAACTAAACTTAACTCCATCCCTTATCCTTTTTTTAAGTGTTATTCAACTTTTACATTATTTATATAATAACAAAATATTTCCAGCTTTCCATACCCAAACCATTAAATACAAAATCACACTATCAGTCAATTACGAAGAATAGATTTCTTCGGCCCCATACCTTTCTTTCAAGATCTTTTCAAGTTGAGATGGAGTCGTTAAGCCGCCAACATCAACTCCTAAAATAGAACCCATCACAGATGCGCAATTCCAATGATGACCTTTTAATGCGCCATCAGGATTTTTACGAGGCATATTGTGAACTTTCAAAACTTTATTGACTTGCGGCTGGCGCTTTAATCGCTTAATTACGTCATCTGCAGCACCCCGTACGGGCCTAATATAGATCTGAGGAGCTCCCCAATCAACCAACAGAGATCTCTCCCTATCTTGAAATAATAACAGACTGCAATGATAAGCCTTATCATCAACTAGCTTGAAACTAATCTTCTGCAACAACCTATAAAACCAATGTCCTATAGTGCGTCCACTATTTCTTAAAATAATCACATAAGCGGTGCTAAATCGCGAATGGATCCCATGTGTGATTTTTAACTGATCCCCCATTTTCGTATGAATTTAAAAACTTTTTAGCATCTCTATTCGGCAAATCTTCAGCAAATGTTAGTATAATTGCGTCTAACAAGTCAGGAGATGACATTCCCTTTGATTTCAAATGCTCTTTTGACAATAATTGAATGCCGCCAAGCATATTTGGCTTAAAAAGAGTTGTACCTGCCTGAATGGGAATCGCATCATTTTTGGTAATGAACACATCATCCTTCAGCCACTCTCTGAATTTGCAATACATTTCAGACCTCTTATTTGCAAACCTATTTTTTTCAGTCGAAGGAGACCCAAAATTAACTCTACTAATAACATCACCATATCCCATTTGCGTTAAGGATGTGATTTGAGGACTTCCTACACCACCGTTATCAATAAAAACTCTATCAGGATTATACTTTTTAATTAATTCAATTACTTTTGAAATATTTAAAGATTCGTCTGTATACGAAAACGCTTCGGCATAAAAGATTGCCCTACCTTGACGAATTGCTATAGCAGTCTTATCTTTCCCTGGACCTGATGGATCAACTCCAATCGCCATAGGAGCATTGTGATCTAAAAATGGCTCAATAGCACTATGCTTTTGAGCTTCAATAACAACTGCCGGATCAATCAGAGTTTCATCAAAAGAAGCTTTGAAAGCATCGGAAGGTGCATTTGGATATTCTTGTTCAAACTTTGCTACAGACCCAAGCTCTCTAATCTTCAGCCTTCTCCAAAACATTTGATGATCAGTTAGATCATATCTGGCTTTTAAAGCAATTTCTTCAGCATCTAAAGATAAGTTTCCAAAGTTATGAATTGAATACTCTTCTTGCAAAAACCACGGTAAAAATATTGGCTTAAATGCACATACGTCGTCATTTGAGTCGGAACCTTCTTCAGTATATATTCTATAAAACGTTTTATCTAAACCATTAGCTGTCGATTCTAGGATTATCTCAGTGCCATCCTGATTTGGAATCGCCTGCAATAAACCAGCCATGTGTTCTTCACTGTTTGGCCAAAACGCCACTTCAGAACCATGAAGCAACTGAATAGTATCGGATCTTCCTGTCGCGCTCGATCCTGCAGTGCCAACGCGGTAGCTAGAACCTAAGTTTGGCAGCGTGAGTTCATTTATATTAGAAGTTCCGAGGTTTACCGTAAACTGATCAATATTTTCGAGATAACGCTTTGTCATCCTAAAGATATTCTTAGTCGCTTCAGAATGATGTGTTAAAATAAAAGCTCGCAACGAACCTCCCGTAAACATTCGCCACAAAAAACGAGCCTGAGTGTATGTAGAAATCCCAATCTGACGACCCTTAAGGATAATTACCCTAACCCTACCAGTCTGACGTCTCTGCTCTTCAATTTCATTATGAAGGCGCACCTGCAGAGGGTTTAGTTCAAAAGGAACCAACCTCCCAGCTTTTGTCTTAATTTTTAGAAAGTTTGCACAGAACTTCTCAAAATCAAACAGTATATCAGCCAACTTCTCCTTATATCTGGTGGAGTTTCTCTTTTTCGTAGCCTTGGCCATTTATTTTGAGTCTAGTGCATTCACAAAATCTCTTATATTTGCATCAGAAAGACGATGATGTGTTGTTTGTTGAACTTTATCTGAAGGCTCGCAACGCTCTTTAGCCTGCATCCAATACTGAGCTCTCCAATACTTATAGTCGAGACGCCCTTCTTCCAGCTTCCTATCCAAATCCAATAGCTTATTTCTTAAGGCCAAATTATAAGCTTCTTCAAATTCAGGATATTCATCACGCCATTTATCAATCATCCAATACGATGTCTCAAAATACGATATTACATTATTTTTAAAACCACCTTTCCTTTGCGAAAGCTTTGATAACTCATCACAAAATTCAGGTTTATACTCTTTGCCCTTTTTTCTCCCTGCCATAGTTGAACTTACGATATGATCGTATCTTAAAGTTTTTTATAAATATGTCAATAAATTAATTCAAACCACGTCAGAACACCTCCATCGCAAAAAAAAAGGGAAAGAAGCAAAAAAAGTGTTGACACACCCCTATTGCGTGTGTTCTAATATTAAACGTAAACCTGATAAGAAAGATAATGAATAAAATAAAAGAAATAGCACACTTAGCTCTGCAATCATGCATTGGCTCACTAGAATATAAAGGCAGCGTCAATCATATGAATGGCATACCAGAATTTGGTGAATGGGTATGGTTCGACGCTTTTGTAGAGCTCGAAGATAAAGATAAGTTAAATCCTTTTGCTAAGAAAAATCAAATAAGGATTTATACTGCCGATAAAAACTACGATATTAATGCAAAATTTTTCTACGCAGATGACAAATCGATTTCGTATAAGATATTAGACATTGTTGAGCCAAAGCATGATAGCAAAGATTGTATGACATGCGAGTTTGCTAATAAAATAGCACAATTAGTAAACGAATACAAAGCTTTTAAGCTTAACATGAAAACGCGCTACATTTTGCAAGAACTATTGCAACAAGCTGAACATTTTGGATGTTACAGCGACGAAATTGCAGAAGCTAGAAGCCGTCTAATTTTTGGAAACCAAAGAAACAAAGCGTAAACCATAAACCAAAGGATAATGAAAATGATAACAAATGAATATACAATCAAACCAATAACTATCAAACCAGCTGTTATTGTAAGCTCGCCTATAAATGTAAATGAAGTAAATGAGCAAGGCTCTTCAGCACTTCATATGGCTGCCACAAGCAGATCAAAAGATGACATAAAAAACATTATCGCGATGGGAGCTAACATCTTCCATGAAGATATGTTCAATGAATCACCTTTAATCTCAGCCTTCCACAGGCCAGGATATGATAAAGAGAAATATGAAGTAATTGAATTATTGTTAAGTGAAATGATTGGGCGTGGCTTTAATATAAATGATAAATCACACGCTGATGGAATTTCACTGCTTGAATATGCAATTGTGGAGGTTGGTGATGATATTGTTGTTAAATCACTTCTAAAGCTCGGCGCTAATCCCATGCAAAGGAATGAAGAAGGTTATAGAATGATCGATATGGCCATATTGGCTGAAGATGAGAACATTATGGACCTTTTTCATAGCAAAGGATTCGAATATGATGAAGAAAGCATTGGTGTCGGACTAGAGCTATACAACACGGCAGATCACGATGCTGAAGACGTTTTAGAAAATGTATATTTCTATGCAAACGCCTCAAAAAATACAATTAATGAAATTAATGAAATCACAGAACCATCAATCGCTGAGCTAAACGGAGGTAACTTATGGGCTTCATGAATGATTTAGATTTCTCGGATGGAAACATCGAGATGGCTTTAAATGCAAAAGAAGATTGCGCAAGAAGCGATGAGATGACAAACTTCTTAAGACGTTACACCGACTACCATTGGAGGAATAAATGAATTACATATGCGACATCTCGATTTTAGTTATAATGTCTACAGGGCCAGCTATTTGCGCTGGCCTTATAGAAAAAGTTTTAAAAAAGGCATCAAAAAAAGGCATATACCAACATTTAATTGAAAGGAAATAAAAAATGAACACATCAGAAAAAATAGATCAACTAATACCGTGTTTTATCAAAGCACAGGCTGAAATTGGAACAGTTAAAAAAAATGGAAAAGTAAAAGTTGAAAAAAATGGAAAAGCATATGGTTGGAAATATGCATTACTTTCCGACATCATTGACTACATTCGTGAAATTCTTACAAGCAATAAACTGTCATTTGTGCAATCCATTGAAAGCGATTCAACCTATAGAAAACTCACAACAAAAGAAGGTGAAGTTAAAGAGTGGTATGAGACCCTGTCTGTATTAAAAACAAGAATTTATCATGAAAGTGGTCAGTTCATTGAAAGTAAAATAGCATTACCTTGCAAAGATCAAAAAGACGCTCATGCACTCGGAAGTGCTATAACATACGCAAGACGATACTCACTTGTATCACTATTAGGAATACCACAAGAAGATGACGACGGCGTTTCTTCACGTGGCAAATAAAGTTGACAAACAGAACACAAATGAGATGATAAAAGGCATGTCACAAGAATACACAAAGAAAAAACTACTAACCCTCTATGAGTTATCTGAGACTCTTGGAGTTCCTGTTGAGAGCCTTCAAGCACTAGCACGGCAAGGGCGCTTAAAAAAGGTTATTAAAATTGGCAGAAGATGGTATATCACTACTGACGCTGTTGATGATATAATTGAAAATGGAATAGAATAAAAAAAAAGGAAAATATGAACACAAACTCATTAATACTAACTGGTAGATTAACTCGCGATCCTGAATTTAGGGTTAGCAAAAATGATCAATCTGTTGCAAAAGGCAATCTTGCTGTTAATGGCAAAAATGATGAAGATGTAATCTTTGTTACTTTTTACGTTTTTGGTAAAAATGCTGAAAACTTCAAAAAACTAAACATCTTTAAAGGAACATTTATATGTTTACAAGGGCGTTTAACACAGTACTCATTCGATGATAAAAAGTCTAGTGAAGCAAATAAAATAACGATAACATATATGATAGTCGATAAATTTGAAAAACTTAGTAAAAAAGATGAGAACCTAGAGGTATCTCCACAAAAGAAAAACTCCAATGAATGGGATCAAGATTCCTATTCCCCATTTTAAGAAAGTCATAATGTTACTTTCACCCTCTAATTTAGCGGATTCTTGAAAAACTTCATTTCTTGAGTTCGCTAAATTTTTTGTAAGATTTTTGTATTCGCGCATTAAATGCTTGTTTTCAATCCTCATTGAAAAAATGTCTTTTAAATCCATCTGCTTGACTAACTCAACCTCATCTATAGTCGGATATTCTGTAATTATAAAGGCCGCATCAAAAAAAGCCTTTCTCCTATCCTCACTTTCCGAGGATTTGGAGCCCCATAAACATAATTGTAACCTGTCCAAAATCTCACCTTGCGTTTGATTTCGTTGCGAGCTAATCTCTCTATATCTATCGATGTCTTCATTTATACTCCTACAACCAGTTAAAACAACCGCTAATAATAATACCTTTTTCATGTTTTCAAGCCATATTTTACTTGACTTTGAAAATTACTTCAAGTAATTTATTTAGCATATTGTATAAAGCTGTTAATTAAATTTTTCATTTTTTTAACATTTATGCATTCTACAGCACAATGGGCCTCGTACTCCGAGGTCCTTTTTTTAACTCAATTCTTTTAATAGTCTGGATAAACTTTCAATAGCTTCTTCATTGCTTAATTTTTCAACATTATCTTCTTTAGCCTTTTTGCAAAAAACCTTTTCGTGTTCGCCAGAAAAAACAGAAAATTCTTCAAGCCTAGACCTGATTTCTTTCCAATTAGTCCAAAGCCATTTCTTGCCAGTTTTTTTGTGAAACTTACATGCCCATGCATAAAACGCCTTTATCGGCCCTAAAATAAAACTCTCTAAGTCCTTCAACAAATACCCCCAACGTGCAAACTTTAGCAAATCTTTGTACAAATATTTAAAATCTACGTCAATCTTGCCAAACCTCTGCCTTGCAAAACTATTCAATTGTCTAATTTTAATCCAAACTAACTTTTTTAGTTTAACATCTGACGGAGTTGTAGCATTATCTCTCAAATATTTTCTAATTTTAATCTCATCAAAAGGACTTACTTCGTTTCGAAAGAAAGAGTAAAGTTTATCTTTAGATACTCCGTAGGAGTATATGTCACCTTTTTTTGACATCCTTTTTTTGAATGAAACTTTCAATGGATTACCGCGTCCACGACCACCTTCAAATGACAAATCCTTCTCTTTTTTAAGCTCTGAAATATATCTCTTTAAATGTCTCTCAGACATGGTAGGCAAAATTTGCCTAGTAATATCATAAACACTTACAGGTTGATAATTGTTTAACCTAATTTCCTTCTTTATATTGGCAAATAATTTCTTTTTTAAGTTTTTGGAAAGGTCTGGCTTTTTATCGAAAATCTTTTTTACAAATAAACCTTTTTTAGCTTGACTCCTGCAAGCAATATTTGGTTTTATATGACTGTCAAACAAATCACTCATCAGTAAGATATCCTTTCTGGTTGAGATATCCTTTCTGGTAAGATATAAGATATCCTTTCTGGTTGAGATATCCTTTCTGGTCCTTTCTGGTTCTGGTTTGAATAAGTCGGTTTGTTTGGTGTTACGCTTAATGTGTGTTTTTTATTCATTTGAACATTCATTATCAAAGGTTTACAAGGGCGTTTGTAGGTAAAACTGCAAGCGCCTTCCTTATTTAATTCAAATATTTTACTGTTTGTTGAGATATTCATTTATACACTCTACAGTCTGGTTGAAACCATAGCACACTCCTGCAGCATATCCAGCTTTTTTTAATTTTTTTATCCATTTTTTTTGAGATTCTCCCAAAATCGCCTTTTTGTCACGCTTGAGCTCTATGAACAACCCGGCAAAATTTGCCCGGGGGACAGCTAAAAACAAATCTGGGACACCAGATCTTAACCCTTCTCTTATTAACCGTTTCCTATTATTCATACTGACGTGTGCTCCGTTTGGTATCGCGAACAAATTCTCTAACTCAGGAGTGAACCTCTTAGCATAAGCAACCCATTTAAATAAGGCTTGTTGCTGCTGAGATTCACTCTGAGTAGCCGCTCGCGCGTACTGCGCGCCCTTGTTTTTCTGCCATTTTTTTTGCTCCATCCCCCCTGTATTTCTTACCAGATTTCCCCCATTGGTAAAAAACTCCTTTTTGATCTTTTCCTTTATGTACTGGCATAATCTTAATACGACTCACTTTCAATGGTAAGTGCAATAACGGTTTCTGTATCATTAATAGTTCCAGAACCATTTGGATCGAACAGTTCTAACCCGACGATAACTGATGTATTAGCTTGCATTAAAAACGGAAAACCACCTACATCAAATAGGGACGAATAATCGTTTTCAGTTTCTTTATCAATTCTGCCTAATACAGCTGTCTTATGACCACTTTGTTGTTTAAGCGGAAAAAAAGAAGTCATAGCAGTATAAGGATATTCTGACGCGTCAAAGGATACCACCATTTGATTTACCTTACTACCATCAGTATTATCAAAGACCCTGATGTCTACAAAAAAAATTTCATCTGAGATATCGTCAATAACCTCATCATCTACTATAACCCTTACTGCACGCAAATATGATTTCGTTTCGTTTACATGAGCAAATGGCCATCCTGTATGGGTTCCGTCCAATGATAAGGTATGTAGCCCGGTACCACTGCTTAATGAGCCTGAACTGGAGAACCTCAAATTCATGGGGAAAGTAGCACCATTTACATTATTGGTATAAACATTTTCCCAATGCCAACTTGCATCACCTAAGTTGTATGTATTATTACTTTTTGGAACCAATGTCGCATCCGACGACCACCAAGGTTCTCCATCTGATACAAATACACTTCTAACTTCAAGGTCGTGTGTATATGTAAAGTTTGCTCTGTTTGAAGTGGAACCAATGGTCCAGTCTTTGTCACCAATTCCGCTTAAATTAGAATCGAAAATGACATCTTTACCAAACGTAATTGGTGTGTCTCCTAAAAAACTGTATCCATTTAAATCAATTAAGTTTGCGTAAAAATTAGACGTGGAAGTAGAGACAAACTCAATATCACTATTTAATGTTAAATCGTAAAAGTATATATCAATACCTGCTCCAGCCTTAATTTGAGGATAAGGAGAGTCATTTTCTGTATAAAGCTTTAATTTATCCTTAAAATGTAATTCGATGTTTCCTGTATTCTTTGGTTGAAAATCTAAATCATTTCCAATCTCAGCTGAAATTTGATACCCGTTGCAATGTATGTTTATTTTTTGATTATCATAAATATAGCGTGGATTTGTTCCAGTTAGATATATGTTGTTTAATAAAACAATTTCTTTAGCACCATGAAAATTGTCACTTTCCATTGCCCACTCAAAAGTATCTTTGTTATGTACATAAAATACCGATGGAGCTTTATCTGGATCAGGACGTGGTGTCGTGCCACCGGTCATAGAGCCACTGTAATAGTCATCAATATATTTATAGGTTATTGACTCATAGACACCACTTCCACCTGTTGCATCAAATTTTACATTACCGCGCATAACGAGAGTGTCTAAAAATAGAT